GCGGCTCCAGTTCGGCCAAGACGCTGTACCTGTGCGCCATCACCAACACCACGGCCAGCGGCGTGCCCTCCATCGCGGCAAACTACGGGGCCATCGGCACCATTGGCCGCGCGCAGCAGGCGACGTTTGCTATCCCGCTTGCCGCGGTGCAGGGGCTGGCGAACGGAACGTACGGCGGCCTGTGCCTGTACGAGTCGCCCTACAACTTTGGCTCCGCCAACTGGTCGAACTGCTATATGCGCATGGCAGGAACGGACAATACCTACAAGCCCTATCTGCAAGTGGTCTACAACAGCGGCGGCACTGCCGTCGGGTAAGGAGGTCTTCAAATGTATATCGCAATCCCCTTCGAGGGGCGGGTGAGAATGCTCATCCGCTCCTCTTTCGTCGTGGCAAAACGGCTATCGGAAACAACCTACAACCTCTCCGGGGACGCCTTTCAGATGACACAGGTGACGGCGGAGCAGGCGCTTGTCTTCCCGGACGAGGTATCGCTTGAGGAAGGGATGGTGCTCACGGACGAGCTACTAATGCAGGCTTTGCCGCTGGAGAGCTTCATCTCGGTATCGGCGGACGAGGCGCTCCCGAATGTACTGGGCCTGCTGCTTCGAACCGCCGTGGCGGACGGGCGCATCTCGGACGAGGAGCTGCTCTCCGTTCAGCCCGCGTTGGAGGGGCGCAACTGGCACGCGAATATCGCGGTGCAGGTGGGCGACGTGTTCACCTACAAGGGTGCGCTCTGGCGCTGTATTCAGGCGCACACCACGCAGGGCGGCTGGCAACCGGACAAAACCCCGGCCCTCTGGCACAGGGTGGAGGTCGTCGCCGAAGGAACGGTTCGCGTCTGGGCAGCGGGGATTGACTACGTTGCGGGGGACGAGGTCGCATACCCGGATGCGGAAGACGAGCTGTATGTCTGCCAGCAGGCACACACCTCACAGGCAGGCTGGGAGCCAGCTGGTGTACCGGCATTGTGGTCACCGGCAAACGGAAGCAGACAGGAAAATCCACCGGTGGCAGAAATGGGCGTATAGCGCCCAGTCTGGCACTCGGTAAAAAACAAAATCGGAAAGGAGGAAGATCATGCCTGAATGGATCGCACGATATTGGGTGGAGTGGTTGTTTGGCATCGTGGCGGCGCTGGCAGCTGCGAGCTACCGGCGGATCAGCAAGCATATGCGGCATACGCAGAAGAAAGATCGGGCGTTGGATGATGGAATGCGCGCACTGCTGCGCGACCGGATCATCAGCGCCTGCGACCATTACCTCGAAAAGGGGTTCGCCCCTGTGTATGCCCGGGAAAACATCACCAGCATGTATGATGCCTACCACAGTCTGGGTGGGGATGGAATTGTCACAGACATGGTTCAGCAGACCATGAAGCTGCCCTACATGAACGGCGGCGAAACACGCTCGAATCCTTCGCGGTAAGGCCGCGTTGAGATCTACAAATTTCAAGGAGGAACACGGTATGAACATCAACTGGAAGGTACGTTTTCAGAACAAGGCTTTTCTGACCGGCCTGATCTCGCTGGTGGTGGTCTTCATCTATGACCTGCTGCAGCTGCTGGGCATCGCGCCTGTGGTGACCCAGAGCGTGGTCATGCAGGTGGCCGAAGGCATTCTCACCATTCTGGGCATGGTAGGCGTCATTGCCGATCCTACCACGGCGGGTCTGACCGACAGCAGGCAGGCGCTGACCTATACTTCTCCCAGGCAGGACTAACGCTGATTCATCGACCACGGGGCGACGGGCGACCGCCGCCCTTTTCATTGTTCAAGGAGGGACAGACATGCAAGACAGAATCAACACTCCGCTCACCAACGAGCACTTCGCGGCTTTTTGCCAAAGCATGGTCGGACAGCCCTACTGGTATGGAACCTGCGTCTACAAATGCACCGAAAGCCTGCGTTCGCGCAAGGCCGCGCAGTATCCATCCCACTATGGCTCCAGCCGCACCAGCCGCTACAGGGATGACATCTCGAAGAAAAAGGTCTGCGCGGACTGCGTCGGACTCATCAAGGGGTACTGCTGGACCGGCGGCGGCAAGGGTGTGATTGAGAGCATTGGCACGGACAGCACCTACGCAAGCTCCTATGGCGCAAACGACTGCCCGGACAAGTCCGCCAACAGCATGTTCACCTATGCAAAGAACAAGGGCTGTGCATGGGGTACCATGGACAGCCTGCCGGAGGTGCCCGGCATCGCGCTGCGCTCGGATGGACATGTGGGCGTGTACGTTGGCGGTGGCTACGCCGTGGAGGAACGCGGTTTCTCGTATGGGTGCGTGAAGACCCGCGTCAAGGATCGCAGCTGGACGCACTGGTACTTCCTGCCGTTTATCGACTACGGCGAAGCCGGCAATGTAAAGCCCCCGCAGACGGAATATGCGTTGGGTTCCAGGCTGCTCAAAAAGGGCGCCGAAGGGAACGATGTGAAGCAGCTGCAGGAACACCTGCTCAAGCTGGGCTACAGCCTGCCGAAGTACGGCGAAGACGGCGACTTTGGCTCGGAGACCGAAGCGGCTGTGCGCGCCTTCCAGAAGGCGGAGGGCCTCGAGGTGGACGGCAAGTACGGCGAAAAGAGCCACGCCGCGCTCATGGACGCGCTCTCGGTTGACGATGAAGCGCCGGAGCAGCCTGCGCAGCCGGAGGATGGCGGCGAGGAGAACGATGCCGAAAAGCCCGTCGGGTCCCAGGTAGTCATCGTGTCGGAAGGCGGCAAGGTCAACATCCGCGTGGGCAACGGCACGCAGTATGGGCGCATCACCCAGCTTGCGCCGGGCACGACGCTGGACTATGTGGCCACCGCGCAGAACGGCTGGAATGCCGTTTTGGTCAACGCGCGGGTCGGCTGGGTGTCTGGAGAATATAGCCGTGTGATCTGATAAAAATGAAGGCTCCTTCGCTTGATTGCGTTGGAGCCTTTATCCCCATATACCGTGATCGCGCCGTAAGTTTTCAATGCGCTTTATTATGGCCTGAGCAGGCAGCGAATAGACCTGCCTCTCGACACTTCCACTTAGAATAGGATCTTAAGATTCCTTCTCCGGAAGTTCAATCTTGCCGTTCCTCTCTTCAAAATCCGCGATGTACCGGCGTAACAAATAGAGGACTTCTCCTGATACGGAACGTCCATCGTATTTCGAGACGTATTGCAGCTTATAGTGTAACTCACGGTCAATGTGCAGACCGAGATGTTTATCTTTTTCCATATATACTCACCTCGTCCTTTGAATAAGTTGATTTTAAGTACATTTTTAGATAGAATGTTGTGGATGTACTTAAATTAAGTACACATTATTTGAAAGGAGAGGTTGTTATGAAAATCGCTGTGATCGGTTCCCGGAGCCTGACGGTTGTCGATCTTGCGCAGTATCTGCCGATAGGCGTGACGGAAATTGTTTCTGGCGGTGCACGTGGCGTTGATACCTCCGCGCGAGAGTATGCCCATGCGCATGGATTGTCTTGCGTGGAATTCCTGCCAGACTATGCGAAATATGGGCGCAGTGCGCCGCTCAGGCGCAACTTACAGATTATTGAATATGCCGATATGGTGCTCGCGTTTTGGAACGGAAAATCACGAGGGACAGCCTATGTAATCAGAAAGTGCCGGGAAATGAATGTTCCATGTAAGGTATTCATGCGAAAAAACGAATGCGACAACGAGGTTTAAAATGCTTGCTGCATAGAGGATACTGGCGGAAGTTGCGCGTTGACCACAGTCCACATGCGAACAATAGATGATATTACGAAAGAGCAACGAACAAAGCGCGGACTTACTTTGCTCGTTGCTCTTTTTTTGGTTTTGGGTGTCCACATTGCCGCTGCATGTGTCCGAACAGAAACGTGTAGACCACAACAACGGAGGTGTTTCTGTGAACGACGCTCAAAGGCAGAAGATCATACAGCTGCGGCAAGCCGGTCAGAGCTTTGCGCAGATCGCCGATAAAGTTTGCCTGCCCAAGTCCACTGTGAAGTCCTTTTGCTACCGGCACACCGCCAGCGCCGACGACGTAAAGCGGGAAGGACCCTCGCAGTACTGTCTGTCTCCAATGCGGCAAGCCGCTCCCTAATCGCCGCTTTAAGCCCCGGCGGTTCTGCTCGGATGAATGCCGCGCAAAATACTGGGCGATACATGGCGACCAGATTGTCAGGCGCTCCGCGGTTGATATGACCTGCCCTGTTTGCCACCGGCATTTTCACGATTACGCCCAGCGACACAGAAAGTATTGCAGCCACGCCTGCTATATCGCCGCCCGGTATCATGGAGGGATTCCTCATGACTAAAGAACAATTCACGCGTGAGCTGCTGTTTCGGGCAACCATGCGCAGCGTGGAACAGCTGCGCAGCTCAGGGGTTCTTACCGACAGCGAATATGAAAAATGCCGCGAAATCATGCTGCGGAAGTACGAGCCGCCCATCGGTAAAATTGTCTTAAACCGAGCAGAGTCCTATTGACTTTCCAGCCTTTCAGAGTGATTGATTGTGTCGAAAGGAGGCTGAGATCATGGCCAAGACAGTACGACGCATCGAAGCGAAAAGCGCGGTCGATACCGCGCGCAAGCGCGTCGCGGCTTATGCCCGGGTTTCGATGGAAACCGATCGGCTGGAACACTCGCTTTCGAGACAGATCAGCTATTATAGCGACCTAATCCAGCGCCACCCGGGCTGGGAGTACGCAGGCGTCTTCGCCGATAACGGCATCAGCGGAACAAGCACCAATCGCCCGGAGTTTCAGCGCATGATCGCTGAGTGTGAGGCCGGGCACATCGATATCATCCTGACCAAGAGCTTTTCCCGCTTTGCCCGCAACACGCTGGACATGCTGGTAACCATCCGTCGTCTGAAGGAACTGGGGATTTCTGATCGGTTCGAGAAAGAAGGAATTGATACATTAACGGAGAGCGGCGAGCTACTGCTGACGCTCCTTGCTTCTTTTGCGCAGGAGGAAAGTCGCTCCATTAGTGAAAACGTCAAATGGAGCGTTCGCAAGCGCATGGAACAGGGTATTCCAAACGGGCGATTCCGCATTCTTGGGTATCGTTGGCAGGACGGCAGACTGGTCGTTGTTCCCGAGGAAGCCGCCATCGTGCGACGCATTTATCAGGACTTCCTTGACGGGAAGTCCCGGCTGGAAACGGAACGCGCGCTGGATGCTGAAGGCATCCGCACCATCAACGGATGCCGCTTTCAGGACTCCAGTCTGAAATGTATTCTGACCAACATCACCTATACAGGCAACCTGATCCTTCAGAAGGAGTACATCACGGACCCGATAGACGGCAAGCGTAAGAAAAACCACGGAGAGCTGCCGCAATTTTTTGTCGCGGACACCCACGAAGCCATCATCGATCGGGGGACCTTCGATTTTGTCCAACAGGAAATGGCGCGGCGCAGAGCGCTCGGAGCCCGGGCAAACAAGTCGCTGAATATCTCCTGCTTTACCGGAGTCATCAAATGCGCGTGCCACGGATGTAGCTTTGTACACAGCGCCCGCAGAAACAGAGCCAAAGACCCTGCCTATCATACAG